GAGAATCTATACAGTGGCGCGGTGCGTGCCGGCAAATCACGCGCATTGATGGAGAAACTGTATCAAATCGCAACGCTTTATCCTGGTATTCGGATCGGTGTGTTTCGCAAAGTGCGATCCACTATCATGGAAACCACACTCCGCACCTTGTTGGTTGATGTCCTGGGTTGGCCGTCCATCGAGGATGACCAGGGCGGCATCGTTAAGGTATGGCGCAAATCGGAACTGAAACTGGTCTTCCACAACTCCAGCGAGGTGATCTTTTTCGGTATGGACAAACTAACCAAAATCGGATCGTTGGAACTCGGTGCGGCATTTCTTGATGAGGTCCACGAATTCGACGAATCTGATTGGAACATGATACAAACACGCCTCTCTCAACCGGTGACGGCCAAACAACAAATGTTTGCCGCTTGCAATCCGGCAAGTCCATCGCACTGGTTATATGAAAAGTTCTTCAAAACCGATGATCCGGAACTGTTTGTGATCAGTACTAACAGTTATGAAAATCCGTTCCTTGGTGATGAATACATCGCCAGGCTTAATCGTATGAGCGGCTTGATGAAACGCCGTTTAGTGGATGGCGAGTGGGTAGGTTTCGCTGGCATCATTTACGATTGTTATGACCAGGAAAAACATATCGTCGAGGAAGTACCAGCGGATCAGTCGCATTATATCAACTTCAGATCAATTGATTTCGGTGGTCATAATCCGCACGTTTGTCAGTGGTGGAGATTCGATCCCATATCCAAGCATTTGTACCTTTATCGTGAAGTGTATTTCAGCGGTATCAGTATCGAGGACTTTTGCCGCATGATCCTGGAGAATCAACCGGACGGTGAAAACATTCGGTATAGTGTCAGCGACCACGACGCCTCAGAACGTATGTACCTGGCCAAACACGGCATTCCAACGATTGCCGCCATCAAGGACGTGCGGAGAGGTTTACAGGACACATATGAAAAGATAGCCAACCACGAAATATTCTTTTACCGTGACGCATTAATCGAAACAGATTGGAAACTAAAGGACGACTCCGGCGCGATCCGGCGTAAGCGGCCACAATCGACGCTGGAAGAACTTACCGGTTATGAATGGGCCATCAGTGCTGATAACGCCAAGGATCAACCGGTGAAAAAGGACGATCACGGGATGGATGCCATGCGATACGCAGTCGAATCCATCATCTACCAACAGCGGCCAAGTGCCTGGACACGAATACAAGGGGTATAAATGGCACGAATACCAAGATCATTCCATCTGGAAGATTTAAAGGACGTGAGCATCGAGACTGATACCGTTTCGCGTAGATATGGCCGGATGATTCAGATTAAATGCGACCAGGATATGGAGTTCCGCGACCTGGTGGCATACGATACCATGCTATTCACGGTCACCAAGACGGTGCTGTCACATCCGGATTATTGCAGATATCGACTAATGGAAAAAGACAAATTATCGGAACTGATGGAACTGAAATACAACGAACAACGTGATCGGCCTCGGTTGATCTTCATACCAGAGGGATTTGGATACTAATGAACTACGCAGAAATAACACAAACCAGCGATGTTTATAATGACAACTCCAACGATTGGCACTTTTATCAACAGAGTTACATGGGCGGCCGACGCTGGATCACGACTGAGAACCTGTTTCGCCATTCGAGGGAAGATCACGACGATTATGTCACTCGCCTCAAACGCGCCACATACGTTAACTATTGCCGACCGATTATCGATATTTACACCTCGTTTATCTTTGGCGTTGAAACTTCTATCGCCAGGAACACCGAGGATGAATTGTATCGACAACTGATCTTCGACGCGGACTTCCAAGGTCATTCCATGCACAACTTCATGGAAACCGTGGCCACGTTCAGCCAGGTCTTTGGTTACGTCGGCATTGTGGTGGATATGCCAAAAACGGATATCCAGATCGTATCAATGGCAGATCTCCAGGCGTCCGAATTACGGCCGTACTGCACCATGTATGATGCGTTGAATATCATGGATTGGTCTACCGACAAACACAACCAACTCAATTGGATACGGTTAAGGGAACAAACAGCCGATACATCTGATCCGTTCATTGATGACGTGTCGGGCCTGGATTACCAGTATCGTACCTGGACCAAGGATGAATGGTATTTGCATGATCAGGACGGCAACCTGGTGGACGCCGGTGAACATCACCTTGGCGTGGTTCCGTTCATCTCCGTCAGATTCAAAGACAATCCACTCGACAACTGGATCGGATTGTCGCAACTGACCGACATCGCACCACTTAACCGGTTACTAACCAATACGGTGTCATACATCGAGGAATTCACATCGAAACAAGCGTTTCCGTTCCTGGCCACACCTGATGATCCGATTCAAGCTGGTATTCAACAAGAAGAGGAACAGATAATCAGTGCCTCTAACGTTTATCAGTTTCCGGCCGGATCTCAACCACCACAATATGTATCACCACCAACCGATCCGGCCACCTTTATGAAGATGTTCGCATCCGATTACCTGGTGAAAGAAATGTTAAGGTTGTCGCACCTGGAGTTCCGTGAACTGGCCGAACAAAGCGGCATCGCCAAACAGTACGATTTCCATCAACTCAACCAGGTACTTGTCAGATTCTCACGCACTCTGGAAGCGGCAGAAACCAAGATCGCGCGATTGTTCGAGAAATGGATGGAGAAGGATATTGACCTGGAAGTCGATTATCCAGATGATTTCAATGTGCGCCCGATGGATAGTCTGTTGGAAAACGCCGAATTGATTAGGAAACTAATGAATGATAAGTCGCCGAGCTTTGTTAACGCGCATCTCCGGAGACTGATGGAACAGATTGAACCGAAACTAACACCGGATATGCAACACTTGATCGATACTGAGATGGACGAAGCGACACAAACCGAGCTAATCATGTCACAACTGGACGAAACAGCTATCGCCACAAACGGAACAAGGACTGATGTCGGTATCTGATTATCAAAAAACGATCCTCAATATGCGATCCATACCGATCAAGAAAACCAGGGAGATCGAGGAACGCCTGGAAACCTCTCTCTTGATGGCGGATTCTCAGCTGAGATCGATAATCGGTAACGAAGACGAACCATTAAAGATTCGCGCTTACCAACAAAAACGGATGCGGATCGTGCAGATGGTCAACGAATTATCCATCGTGTCTAACCAGGTTGTCAGCGAAGCCATCATGGACGTAGCTAACCAGGTAGCCAACACACAACAGGAAGCGACAAACGATCTGTTGATCGAAAACAATGACGCCAACCTGATGCTTGACCTGAGTGATGTGCCGCGTTTAACACTGGAAGGATTGGAGCAACGATATCATATCGAGACACTGAAGATATCATCCAACGTTTGGGCGCAGAAACAGATCAGGGAAATCGAAACGGTGATAACTGCCGGTATTGCACGCGGTCAACCGGCAGAGGAAATGTCGAACCAACTATCAGAGTTTGTGCTTGGTGGTGGTGTGGGTATGGGTCAATCACTGAAAACCAAGACCATGCGTCTGGCCAGGACGGAGATAAATAATTCCTATTGGGAAGCCTCACGCGCATCAAGTGAACAATCGCCGGTGGTCAAGGGGATCAAGTGGGAACTCTCCGGTCGCCATCCGCAATATGATGTTTGTGATCTCCTGGTCAACCAGAATCTTTTCGGCCTGGGTCGCGGTGTTTATCCACCGGAATACTTGCCACCGAAACCACATCCAAACTGTTTGTGTTTCCAACTCGACGTTTTGCGTGATCCGGACGAGTTCGATCAGGAACGACCAGTGCCGACACTGCAAAAAGATATTGATAAAGTTAGCATCGGTAAAGGCGGCCAAGGATTCAGTAAAGGATACAAAAAGCGGCAACTTGATTTATTTCGTAACGTTGTCCATGCCACCATTGAACAGCGTGGCACTGTAACACCTCTTAATCCATTAATACTTAATGAAATAGTAATTTAACCTGTCGACGGACTATAAACGGACGCTGACGAGCGACTAAACGGAGATAAAAAATGGTAGATGAAACAATTGAACAGGATGCGGATACTGGAATCAGTTTTACTGAGGAACAGCAAACGCATATTGATAGTGTCTTGATACCGCGAGTGCGGTCACAGGTACAACGGCGATTTGAGCGTGATACGCAAGAACGTCAGGAGTCTGGACTGAACAACACGGAGAAGGACGAATTAACACAATTACGTCAAGCGCAAGCGGAACGCCAACAACAGGATACCGCACGCCAAGCCGAGGAAAAAACCGAGTTTCAACGGTTGCTGGAAGATAGAGACAAGGCACACGCTTCGTCACTTCAGAATGCAAACGAGGAACTGGAAGCGGTC